CAAATAATCCCTATGTAACTCAGTTTGTCTATTATGGTTACATCACTTGCCTGCTCAAGCAGTTCGTTCATGAGCCTGCAGAAATTTTACGAGGTATTCGGAGAGGTCCCGGCGCAAGCGCCGTTAGAGCTGATGGATGATGACGGGGGGATCGTCTATGTAGACAGTGAGTTCTGGGAAAAAGAGTACGTCCCGCCGATGGAAAAAGAGTAAATTGAATTCCAATAATGTTATTTTTATTCACAGGAGGTAAAAAAATGACAAAAAAGAAGAAGAGTGAGATGCAGGAATCGGTTGAAGTGAAGGAAACCGAGCAGAAGGAAGCTCCGAAGAAGAGACCCGCCAAGAAGAAGATTGTGACAGGGTGCTAAAATGGAGAGATGGAGGACCGTGACGGGCTCCATGGATGAATACTCAGTCTCCGATGAGGGCAGGATCCGGAACAACAGGACCGGGCACATCCTCAAAACCTACAGAACGAAGCACAATGTAGAGCTGGTCTTCCTGGCAGGAAGGTTTAACCGGAGCTACACAGTGGCATCGCTGGTGGGGAAAGCCTTTGTCGGAGGCAAGAGGTTCAGACACAAGGACGGAGACCCATTCAACAACAGGGCAGACAACCTCTATTGTGATGACATTTGGGGGAAATAATATGTTTGACTGGCTGAAAAAGAAGAAGACTCCCTACGAACGGGAGATGGAAATGTATGAGGAGCCGGGAGAAGTCCCGGTTCTGGACGAGGAAGATGACTACTTCCTCTATGAAATGCTGGAGGATGACTAATGGACTTAACAAGAACAGATGGAATGGCAAGGCAGGCAAGCGATCTGGTGAAGCAGGCCTATGAAAGAGGCTACAGAGACGGGCTGAAGGCTGCAAGGGAGGATGAACCCTCTTTTGGCCCTGCCGTGGTAGTGGTAGAGATGGAAGGGGATGTCGGACCTGATCAGGATGCGGTTGACGCGTTCGTTCGGGACGTTCTGGCCAGAATCAAAAAAAAGGAAAGAGGGGGAAAAATGATAAAGCTATGCAGCTCTGAAGAAGAAAACCTCTTTATGCTGGTGAACCCGGATTATATTGTTGCCGTGGAACCATACTTTGAGGAGGTCGCAGGAAGACCTGAGTTCCGGGAGCAGAAAGGAAGCGTAATACATCTTGCGCGCCCGATTATTACCGAAAACGGGAAGCATATATTCAGCTTTGTATACAACAGCACCCCGGAAGAGGTGGAAGCGATGATCAGGGAAGACAAAGGAGAGGGCAGAGACCCGAGGATAACTATACTGCGGTCGGAAAACTGGCCGGAAAACATCATGGAAGGATTAGGAGGGCAAGGTGGAAAGTGTGGAAGGTAAAGGGCGTGGGAATTACCCGCATACCGAAGAGCAGATGATGAAAATCAGGGAAAACAGTCCTATGGCAGGGCTCGGAAGCGATACATACAACCTTACCGAGGATGAAAAGAAGGCCGAGCTGAAGAAAAAGGACATGAACCGGAAGATCCTGATGGAAATACTCAACGTCACGGGGAAGGAAATAGTCAAGACCGACGAGGAAGCCGAGGAAAGAATAGGGAAATACTTCGTCTATTGCGCTGAAAACGGTATTAAGCCTACCGTAGAGGAGCTGGCTTTGGCTCTCGGGACCACGAGAAAGACGCTTTGGGACTGGGAGAACGGGAATCAGGGCGCGATAAGTAGTAACGTAATTAAGAAAGCTAAGGAAATTTTGGCAAGTTTTGACGCTAAAATGGTGCTCGAAAACCGCATGAATCCAGTGCTTTACTTCTTCCGTGCGAAAAACTACTACGGGATGAAGGACACGATGGATTACGTCCTTACGCCGAACACCCCGACGGAAGATCGCCCCGAAAAACTGATCCAGGACGCTGCCGAACTGCCGGATTAAGGGCCTTATCGCGAGGCCCAATCCGCCTTTTACCAAAAATCATGGCAAAACGGCGCAGGGCAAACCGAAAATATTTCACCAAAAAGAGCAGACTCCGCAAGATGGCTGGATTTATTTCGGCAAAAACGCACACGAGTGTCGCTCGGTCTCGGGGATATATCTCGGAGGTGCCGAAAAAATTAAACTGGAAAAATAAAAGCCCCCGATAAGCTCGAGGGCTTTTTACATGATAACGCACCACTGTATATCACGTGGTCGAAGGAACGACCTGAATGTATTATATATCATTTTCCTACCCGTTGATAGAGCCAAAATGCTCCGATAGCCACCCACGCGGCTATGCCTAAGGGCCTGTTTGCGTAGAAGAGGTAGATCGAGAAGAGAGCTACTCCCACGCAAAGTGCTAACTGGGCTGTAGGGGAGATACCCGCAGGCAGATGGAACCTCCTTGCCGGCAGAAGGTCTTTGTGGGCCTCACGCGTAATCTCGAGAAGTTCCCCGATTTTTTCATCGGAGACCATCTTGATTTCGATCTCGCGCGTCCCTCGAGCATCCCACTGGATGCCATAGCCATACTGCGGGAGCGCTTCAGCTCCTTTTGAGCCGATAATCTGCCTGGACTCTATCGCCGATCTGCACCGAAGGGCGATGCACAGGGTGAAATTTTGCATGAGCTGGGCCTTGAGAGTCCTCCTGGACGGGTCCTGGGTCGCGCAAATCAGATGGACCCGCGCAGCCCTTCCGATACGGCCGATCCTGACCACACGCTCGAGGGCCCCCTTGACCGAGAGGGTATCCGCAAGCTCGTCAATGATGACATAGACGTCCGAAGTGGCCTCGTCCTTGCGATAGCGCTCGTCTATGACATTATTGATATTGTCCAGCGCGTCGATGACCTGAAACGGCTCTGAAAAGAACCCGAGGGTATGCGGCGCGTCCTTGTACCTCTTCAATTCGACCCTTTTGAGGTCAAAGAGCACCATCTGGGCCGTGAGAGGGTGCCTCTGCAGTATCTCGTAGATGATGCTATTCAGCGCCACCGACTTACCTGACCCGGTCGTGCCAGCAATCAGCGCGTGCGGCGTGGCCAGGACTTCTTCGATATAACCCATTCGCTGTGGTCCTCCTTTCTGGTAACCTTAAAAAACCGTTTGATTCGTCCGTCCATAGGAGAGTGGTACCTTGTACGCCTAAGCACCCGCTTCAGACAGCTTCCGCTCTGGCACACAAGAACCTCGCCCGTGTCGAACTCTACGCAACAATATTTCATAGAGAACCTCCTTTCTCTTATTATATCACGCCTGTGACCGTGATACAATCAGTATTTTCTGTAGAGATTGTACGCGTTGCCCTGGTCGTCGTAGAGCAGGCTATAGAACTGGGCTATGTCCTGCTCTTTTTCGGGCTTTTCCAGCTCTCTGCGGAAGAGTTCCACGAAGGTGGCTTCTGCAGCTTCGCACCTCTTATACCTCAGCTCGCCTGGCTCAGCGCCTTTTGCCCATTCCTCGATTTCTTCCATAGTGTACAGTGTGATCATAATTACCTCCTATATGGGTGACCAATTTCTACAAATTTGAACATATCGTCGGGGAGCCCAACCCAGCCTCTGTCTCTGCAGTCCTGAAGGAAGGCTTCCTTGATTTCCTCGAGTGTCTTGCCGGGGTAGTGTCTGCCGTCCCAGCGCTCTGTTGCGAGATACGCCCCTGTATCGTCAGGGTATACGAATATTGTGACCATAGTTACCTCCTTACATCAGCATTCCATGTTCTCTTCTCTGATCCTCTTAAGTTCTGCGAGGTCGCGCTCCATATTTGCGATTACTGTATCGATGGAGCCGTCATACCACCATTCACCACCGTCGCCGTCAATGAAGATGACGTCCCCAATACGCGGCGTTACTGTAGTCGCATTCTTAATGAGTGGTGCAAGCTCCTCTGTGACCTTGACGAGCCACATATCGTATGACCCGGCACTTATGTAGGCGCGGACGCCTGAGTAGTCGTCGTAGTTTGGGATACCGAGGTTGGCTTTCTCTGACAGTTCCGAAAGGACGTAGCCGTCGAGTATCTTCTCGTGTGCCAGGCATTCTTCTTCTCTGGAATACTCCTTCCCGTCTCTGGCGATATAAACATTTACCTGGATTCCCTTTGTTCTTGTTTCGATCTTCATGATATTCCTCCTTACAGTTTTATGTAGTCCTGGGCGTCCACTTTTTCGCCGAAGTGGAACTCCAGCACCTGCGCGATTATGTCCTCGCGTGCCATCTTTTCCGCCGGTTCCTTCAGCAGGAACTCTCCGCCATCCTGCTCCCTCGGACCTTCCTCCCCATCAAGGGTGAATGTGCGGTAGTTGACATAGTCCACATATCCCTCGGTCTCATCTTCGGCCCAGAGATCGCCGCATCCTTCCCAAATATTGACGAGCATACTGTCATTAGGGCGTTCCCCTCTTACTGCTACCCAAATTTCCATGTTATACCTCCTCTCCGTCTACATATGCGTAAAGCTCCTTGATTGCATCTACAGGGAAGCCCATCTTGTGAAGCTCGCCATGAGCCAGTCCAAGAATGGTTTTCACTGAAGCCCCGGGCTTCGCGTTGACTGTTACCCCGATGCAGAACTGAACGATGTGCTCGTCCAGATAGTAGCCCTCAATCTTTTCTTTGAGTTGCTCGAGGTCCTTATAGTAGCTCTCGCAAGTGGATGCGCGAGCCTGCTCGTGCGCCACGCTGTTCAGCAGAGCCTCGAGCTCTAACTGTGTGAACTGAATGATTACTGATGGTGCGTTCATGTTAGTCCTCCTTCTATCCTTTAATGAAGCCTCTCTTGTAATCGGCGCGTACTCCGTACTCTTCAGCCAGGCGGCTGTGATAATCCGCGTATGCGGCGTCTCTGTCCATGATGTAGTGACCCCAGAAGAAGCTCGGCGTCTCGCCTTTTGTCGCGAGCCCCTTGCAAGCCCATGTTACGTACTGGTCTGCTTTTGAGTTGTAGCCCAGGGCTATCCCCAGGTCTTCCTCGAGGTTGTACACCTCGGTCTTGAGAATTTCATATCCTGCATTTATCATGGCTATACCTCCTTACTCTAAGATGAACCACTTGTTATAGTCTTCTTCATCACAGTAGCCCGCCGCGCTCCAGAAGAGCTCGAGGGCTTCCTTCCATGCGACGCTCCAACTGCCTCCGAGCTCGTCCACGAGGACGATTACCCTGGACCCGTAGAACCCGCCGTTCATGTACTTGATTTTCAGGGCGAGGGGAGCCTCGAATTTCTTCTTGCCCTCTTCGGTGAGGGTGATGGGCCCGCATAGCGCAGGCCCTGCCTCATCAGTTACATCGTTGTAGACGTCTACGTCTCCGAACTGGTTCCAGAAGTCTACTGTGAACATATCAGCGATTGTTATCATCATTTTTTATTCCTCCATGATTCCAATTACGAACTGTACCGGGATGCAGATGTTGCTTCCGGTTTCCTTATCAACAAAGCAGAGCAGGGGAGCCGCGCCATTGCGAAGCTCCTCCCTTATCTGGTCGTCCATGTATTCGGGGTCGGGGACTCCGACTATGCACTCTGCTTTGTACTCTGCTACGGCTTTGTAGCTCTCGCTTCTGTATGCCTTGATTATCATGCGCTTCCTCCTTATCCTACGAAATAGTTGTACGGTCTCTTGGTGCTCTTCTGCACCTTGCGCGTTTCCTCGTGCGTGTCGAGGTTGTGGCGCACCTTCACGAAGCCCTCGAGCCCGAAGTAGCTGATGTATTCCATGATGTTGCCCTTGACGGCGTACTCGTATACGCCTATTGCCTCCGCCCGGAGCAGGGCGAGCTTCTTGTAATCAGTCTCCATATGCTATCTCCTTATATTCATCGTCCGTCATATCAGTCTCCTGCTGTATAGTCTGGCGGATGGATGGACTGTATCCGCCCATCTCCGTCTCAAGCATTACAAGCAGATTAAACAACAGCGTGTCCTTTCTTCTGTCTGTCATGGCGTCCTCCTTAGTGCTTATCGAATGCTACGTGCTGACGCTTGCGGAGCTGCCAACAGCCTATGCCCTGGCAGATGCAGTCCTCGCAGTCGCCGCCGCATATCTTCCAGTTCTTCTTGGGCTCCTCGCCCTTGAAGATTACGTGCGCCACCGGCAGGTGGTGCGGATTGACCAGTTCAAGCCCGGGCCACTCGCTGAACACGATGTGCAGGTTCCTTGGCTTTTCCATCTTATCAAGCGCCTTGTTCACGATTTCGTACTGCTTCGTAAAGCAGAGGAACTCGGTGCCCCTGCACTTGACCGCCGTGTTCACCATCCCGTTGAAGAACTTCGCATCGGGGATGTCTCCGGCTACGAACCATCTGAAGTACCTCGCCGTCTTGGCAGCCCTGATGACTTGACCCCAGAACTCGAAGGGGTTAGACTTATAGAGCTCGAGGTTCTCGTCCCAAGCCTTCTTGACGGTCGGCCTATCGTAGAGCTTCAGAGCGTAGCAGGCGTCCCTTCTTGCACAAGGGGCGCCTTTTCTGCAGGTGATAACCGGCGGCAGGCTCAGATTGATTATTGCTCCGAGCTTGCTGTTGCCTTTTGAGATGTGAATCATATTGCCCTCCTTATTTGAACATGTCTTCCCTTGCGTTGTGGTATGAGTAGAAGCACCCGTCCCCGCAGATGATGTGGTCCATGACCTCGATGCCGAGTATCTTGCCGGCGTCTATAGCTCTCTTTGTGAGCGTGTCGTCTTGGATGCTCGGCTCCACCTCTCCACTCGGGTGGTTATGCGTGAGGATGATACCGCACGCGCCCTTGAGGATTGCCGGGCGGAATACGTCCGCCATACTTGCGTGGCAGCTTGTCGCAGTGCCCTTGCCGATGAGTGCCGAACCGATCGGTTTCATCTTCGCGTTGAACATTACGACGTGGACCTCCTCCTGGAGCTTCGTGTCCATGTGGAGCGCCTCGCAGAGCATCTGATAGATTTCTTCAGGCGAGGAGAGCTCGGGCACACTGTAGTGTGCCGTCTGCTCCTTTACCATCTGGACCGTGTATCTGTTGAGTACCATTGCCTATGCCTCCTTGGTTCTTCTCTCGAGGTAGTTGCTCGTGGTGATGAGCCCCTCGCTCTTGAGCTGTGCGTATACCTCCGGGCGGGTCGCCTGGAGCGTCTTGAGGCTGATTGTCTCCTTGCTCTTCGGTATCCATGTCAGGATTATCTTGCCGAACTTCTTGACCCAGTTGCGGCCTTCCTGCTCGGCCTTGTCGAGCTCCTCGTCTATGTACGGGGTGAGCTCCTCGAGCTCCTTGTCGATTTCCCTGCGAGCTGCCTTCAGCTCTGCGTATCTTGCTACCATCTGTGTGATTGTCATTGTCGTTTCCTCCTTCTTTACATGTAGATGTAGAGTATCCATGCGAGCGCCCAGAACTCTATGCCGAATGCTAAGGCGAGCAAGAACTCGCCGATGATTTTGAGGTCTTCGAGAGCCTCGAGCGCCTTGCGCTCTCTTTCCAGTGCCTTCATTACATGACCTCCTTAATAATGCCCGTGTACTCGTCGATTACTCGGACCGCCTTGCCGTGTGCCTTCCATTCCAGCGCCTTCTTGTAGCTGTAGGTGTCTTCCTTCAGGAATCCCGAGCCCGTCGAGAACCTGACCGAGGGGAGCCAGTCGCTCCGTCCTTCTCTGTAGCTGAACACGTTCCCACGTGCTCGCCCCGTGTTGCACGGTCTCTTGTGTGTGCGTTTCATTCCGCCGTTCCTCCTTTTCGTATTAAGCGGTGCGTTAACTTGTAGCCCTTGTGGGCTTGGTGGGCGGTTAGGGTCGCCCAGCCCTTGCGCTTGTTCACCCTTGCGCGTGCCCCTTGGTCCGCTGAATGCTTGACTTCTCCGGGGCGTGTGGCTTTGGTCTGTCGTCGTGTGGGAGTCGCCTTGCGGTTTATGCCCACTGAGCGAGCGTCTTCGGAACGCCTCTACGGGAACGTGTTTGCCCGCGCCTGTTATTTATACTCGTATCTACATATCCAGCCCGAGCGCTTTATCCCCTCGCGTTACTTCTCGCGCGAGTCCTTGAGGCGCCCGCCTCTTAGGTCGAGTTATTCGGTTGTCAATGTTCGCATTCGGTCGCCGCCGTGTCTGTCCCTTGGCGTGCGGTGGGTACTATCCCTATTGAGTAGACCGAAGGGCGCGCCCCGTGCTCGATATCAACGCCGTATTACTACAGCTACACCGTGCGTAGCTCGGGGCGGTATCACCATTGCAACAGTGATACTGATGTATAGGCGGAAGGGCTGAAGGCGGGGAACCGCCCGACGGGGTACCCGTCCGCTTGCTTTTTACACTTACATACTACCACGGGCAGGGGTACAGCCGCGACGGGCTGAGCGTGTCATCCCCTCTACCACTCCAGCCAATAAAAAAGCTTGTCTCCCTCCCCGCACCGTGATATACTAAAGCCATGAAGAACGAGATGAAATTAACGACAGCGATACGAAAGATGCTTGAGACAGCTGGGGTAAGCACATACCAGCTGCAGTTTCTAATGGGCTACAAAAGCCGTGGAGCGGTCTCATCGCTATTGGTGACGGAGAACATCAAGTTATCGACGTTGTATAAGCTGGCGAAGATATGTGATTATGACATAGTCTTAAGGGATCACGTAGATGGGAGCGAGATCAATCTTAAGATAGAGGAGTCGTAGAAAAATTTCGGCGGCGTAAAAAAGATGCGGAGAAACTGGGGACTTACCGGAAAGGTAGGTCCTTTTTTTGATTCCTGAACTTGAGAGAGCGCTTGAAAAATATAAAAAAGCGGGAAAAAGGGGAGAGTGGTTTTCCTGCATCTACAACATATACCAAGAGGACAAGAGTCTTGGGGGAGAATACAACCATGATTTTCGTGCGTTCATGAAGGCGAACGCTTTTGACGACCCGAAGGGGAACATGAATCTCTTAAAGAAGTCGTTCAGACTCACAGCCCAGGACTCGTTTGACGACTACATGACATATCTTGAATGGGAGCGGGATCCTGAGCGGCGATTTTGGCTGCCGAGGAGAAAAAAGCTTCTCAAGGTAGAGTCGAAGGTAGAGGCATTGGTAAACGGAAAGCTTGACCTACTCGCGGTATCGCTTCCGCCGGGCAGCGGGAAGACGACGTTAAAGACCTTTGTATTATCGTGGGTTATCGGGAAGTATCCTGACATGCCCAATCTTGATTCGGGGCATTCCGGCTCTATGACGCAGTCGACCTATGACGGCGTACTTCAGATCATCAGAGATCCCGACTATTTATGGGGAGATGTATTCCCGGGTAGTCAGATTATCACCAATGCCAAAGAGCTCACCATTGATATCGATAAAAAGCACAGATTTTCGTCTCTTACCTGCAGGGCGATAGGGGCATCTTTAACGGGCGCTACCCGCTGCGAGATGCTTCTTACTGCAGACGACCTTGTATCGGGCATAGAAGAGGCGATGAGCAAAGACCGACTGGATAAAAAGTGGGACGCGTATGTAAATGACCTGAAATCCCGTAAAAAACTGGGCGCAAAAGAGCTTCATATTGCGACCCGCTGGTCTGTTCATGATGTTATAGGCCGTCTTGAGCGGGAATATGAGGATGATCCAAGGGCCGAGTTCATAGTTATACCTGCGCTTGATGAAAACGGCGAATCGAACTTCGATTATGACTACGGAGTAGGCTTTGACACGCAGTTTTTCCTTGATATGAAGGCTTCTATGGACGATGTGTCATTCCGTGCGCTTTACATGAACCAGCCGATCGAAAGAGAAGGTATTTTGTACCATCCTGACGATCTTCAGCGGTACTATGAGCTTCCTGAAGGGGAGCCTGACGCGATTTTAGGGGTCTGCGATACTGCGGAAGGCGGCGGAGACGACACCGTTCTTCCTGTTTTTGCGGTTTATGGGCAAAAGCACTACCTCGTAGATGTCGTATGTTCAAATGCTCTCCCCGAAATCACCGATAACCTCTGCGCGGAGATCCTGATCAGGACAAAAGCACAGCAGGCCCAGTTTGAAAGCAATTCCGCAGGCGGCAGGACCGCTGATGTGGTCCAGCAGAAGGTCAAGGACGGTCATGGCCACTGCAATATCACTAAAAAACGCACCACAGCCAATAAAGAGACCAAAATTATCGTCAATTCAGCCTGGGTGAAGGAGCACTGCGTCTTCCTTGACGAGTCCGTCATCCCAAAAGGCTCCATGTATTCCCACTTTATCCAGAAGCTCTGCTCTTATACGCAGATGGGAAAAAACAAGCACGATGACTGCCCTGACGCAGTTGCGCAGTACGCATTGTTTTACCAGAGTTTAGTGGGGAATGTAGTGGAGATTATAGACAGAAAGCGTTATGGCTTCTAAATTCACCACTAACATATATTGTATTTAATGTAGAGAGATTGCTAAAAACAAAGTAGGTTATAAGTCCCCAGACTTTTCCGTCCGGGCCGCAGCGGACAATCTGCGGCATCCCAATCGCTATTTCCGGGGACTGCCTAAGCAGTCTCTTTCTATTTAAGGCAATTATGGATTTATTCGGAAGAAAAAAGCTTACCACAGACGTCGAAATGATCGACGGATCCAATGTCGAGACCGTATTTGAAGCCATCGAGGAGACATTCCCGACCACAATCAACGAGATCGACCAGCTGTGGAACTACTATGTCGGAAAACAAGATATCCTAAACCGCGTAAAACTGATCAGAAGCGACATCAATAACACGATCGTTGAGAACAGAGCGAAGGAAATCGTTGATTTCAAGACCGGCTATCTCTGCAACAACCCCATCCAGTACATCTCCAGAGGGGAAGATTCCACCGAACTTGTCGCAAAACTTAATAATTTCATGCTTTCCGAAGGCAAGGCAAGCAAGGATAAGGAACTTATCGACTGGATAAACATCGCAGGCATAGGTTTTCGCATGGTTATGCCCGATCAGGACGCAGATCCCACCGAAGAATCCGATGAAGCACCCTTTGAAATATTCACCCTTGACCCCAGAAACGCAGGCGTGGTCTATTCTACCGGCATAAGCGACAAGCCTCTTGCCGCGTTCTACCGCATTGTGACCGAGAACGAAGGGGAACAGAGCACCATCTATACCGTATACACCAAAGAATCGGTATTCAGGCTCGTAAACGGCCAGCTGGACGGCACAGAACCCAACGGGCTTAATATGATACCCATCTTTGAATACAAGCGCGATTTGGCGCGTATGGGCGCATTTGAGGCGGTTATGCCGCTGCTTGATGCGATCAACACAATCGATTCCAACAGACTCGACGGAATCGAGCAATTCATTCAGTCTTTGATCCTCCTTATTAACTGTGAGCTGCCCGAAGGCTCGACCGTGCAAGACCTCCTTCAGAGCGGCGCGATCAAGCTCAAGCAAACAGGTGATATGAAAGCTGACATAAAGATACTCTCCGAGCAGCTTGACCAGCAGCAGACAGAGACCCTTAAGCAGGACCTTTATGCGTCTGTGCTTTCTATCTGCGCTATGCCGAACCGAAACGGTGGCTCCAGTACGAGCGACACCGGCGTGGCCGTCATTTATCGAGATGGATGGTCTATGGCCGAGGCGGACGCGGCAGCCTTCGAGCTCTCCTTTAAGAGATCAGAGACAGAAATGCTCAAGCTTGTGCTTCATATCTGCACCGAGCTTAATCAGCTCGACGTTCAGCCGTCAAAGGTGGATATCAAGTTTACCAGACGCAATTACGAGAACATCGAAACGAAGACAAATGTCCTCAATACGATGCTCAACAACGACAAGATAGCTCCGAAGCTGGCATTCCAGTATTGCAACCTCTTCTGCGATCCGGAAGAGGCATACAGGATGTCCCAGGAATACTATGACAGTCTGCCGAAAGATAACGAAGCTTAATTCGTATCTATAAAAGTCAAAGAAGACTCAAAAATTCAAAAAAGAGAGAACTTTCAAACACACTACGGCGCGGAGATGCGCCTTAAAAAGCACAAGGAGAAAAAATGAAGATTGATACCAGCAAGATCGAAGGCTATAGCGAAATGTCCGCCGAAGATAAGCTCAAGGCTTTAGAGGAGTACGAATTCGACGACAAAAGCGACAAGATCGCAGAACTCGAAGAAAAGTACAAGAAAGCCAAAGAGTCATTCGACAAGACGGCGAGCGAATTGGCAGCTCTTAAAAAGGAAAAGAAGGGAAACCTTTCGGAACTTGAACAGAAGCAGGCCGAATTCGACGAAAAGTACACCGCACTTGAAGAAAAGTACAACGCCCTCGAAAAAGAGAACTCAATCTCCAAGTTCACGGCCTCATTTATAAAGCAGGGTTACAGTGAGACGCTGGCAAGGAAGAAAGCTGAGGCAGTAGCCGAAGGCAATTACGATGCAGCGATCGCCTGCGAAGAGGAGTTTAATAAGGAACTCAAGAAGAAAATCACGGCCGAAAACATTAAGGGAACCCCCGGACCTGACGACAAGGGTACCCCCGGCAAGGAGATGACCCTTGAAGCATTAAGAAAGCTTGATCCTCAGAAGAGAGCTGTCTGGTCCGCAGAACATCCCGAGGAATACAAGAAGCTTTATGAGAAAAAAGGAGAATAACAATGGCAAATTTACCCTATGAGAACTTCTTCCTTGAAAACGAAATCGAGGATCAGTTCAATTCACACCTGAATCTCCAGCAGTTCTGCACAGTTAAGAACGAGCTGGAAGGTCAGCCCGGAATGGACTTCATCGTCCACAGATATTCCGCTACTGACAGCGTAGAAAAGGTGCTCCAGGGCTATGGCAACACTGGAGATTCCGAAGCAAGCTTCACAGAAGCTAAGTATACCATCCAGACTGCTCAGGGCAGATTCAAGTGGTATGACGAAGAAGCCAAGAAGGACCCGACAATGGTTCTCACAGGCACAAGACATCTCGGTACCGACATGTTCAATGTCATTAACGGAGACATCTACGGCGAATACGAGAAGGCAGAGATCATCGTTCCTGCTACATCATTCGACTTCGATGCATTCGTTGATGCAGTTTCCATGTTCGGTCTCGAAGACGACGAGACCCCGACAATCTTCGCATTCGTAGCTCCTACAGACGTAGCTGCTATCAGAAAGGCACTCAAGGATACTCTCCAGTATGTTGAGGCTTATGCAAGAAGAGGCTATGTAGGCACAGTAGCCAGCGTAAACATCTACTCCAAGAGCGATGCTACACCGGGCGCTATCTACGTAGCAACAAAGGACGCCGTAACAATCTTCAACAAGACAGGCGTTGAGTACGAAGCAGAAAGAGATGCAAACACAAGAATGAATCGTTCTTATGTTCGCAAATACTATGTAGTAGCACTCACAAACGCTGCTGCTTGCGTAAAGATCGCAAAGGGCGCAACATTCGTTGCAACACAGGACACAGAAGTAGTTGAAAACAAGGACTACTACGTTCTCGCAGGCCTTGGCTATGCTAAGGTTACCCCGGCAGACGGAGACAACCCGAAGACAAAAGGTTGGTACGAACTGGGGGAATAGTTGATCTGTCGCTGGACACCGATATAGCGGCAGATGAGGACCTCTTCGGCAAAGTCGTTTCTGATCTTCAGAGCGACGTCGAAATCGGTGAAGACGGCACTGTAACAGGTACCCTGAAATACATTGCCGACTACACATCAGCAGGCTTCGATATGAGCAGAGGCAACAACTTCCTCGTATTCCACAGTGAATCCGCAGCTGCAGATTCCATCACGGTAGAGGTAGTTGACGGCTACAGCGGGCCCGTAACACTGGATGAGAGCGGAATCATCGTGATCCAGCTTTCCAGCAACGAGCAGACTGTCGAAGTCATAGCAAAGAAGGGCGCATCCGAAACTAAGATCACTCTCGACCTTAGCGAGATGACCTTCCTGACAGAATAAAAGGTGGTATTCAGTAATGACAGATTCCGAAAAAATCAATCGCATAAAGCTGATTCTGGGTAATGATGCACCCAGCGATTCCCTGCTTACTGAATACCTCACGATGGCAAAAGACGAAATCCTTAACTGGCTCTACTCCAATATAACAAGGCCCGATACTGTATCTGCCGTACCTCAAAAGTACGAGCAGGTACAGATCATGGCCGTTGTTGAGGCACTCAATATAAGAGGCGCTGAAGGGCAGACCAAGCACGATGAATTGGATGTAAACAGGACCTTTAAGTACGCTGACATGGTCTCTTACATCCACGCAAACGTATTCCCGTACCTGGGCATTGAAGGCTATGAGAACACTTGATAAGAACAAGCAGACAATTCATTACAAGCCTTACTCCGGGGCAACTCCTGTAACAGACGAAGACAATCTCCTTACCGGAGAAGACGAAGTGTCTTATGGCAAGCTCAAGGAAATGAGATGCCATGTATCGCCTGCATCAGGGCTTGCGACGCAGCAGATTTTTGGCATAGAAACAAACTATTCAAAAGTCCTGATCACGGATGATATGAACTGCGGACTCAATGAGTATTCAATCGTGTGGGTCGATAAACCGACCACAGGTCCCCATGACTACGTCGTAGCAAGAAGGTCTGTATCGCTCAATTACATAGCATATGGGCTCATGGAGGTCGACGTTGGCGTATCGGTATAGCTCAAAAAACGCAAGAGGGCTGCCGTCAGCGAAGCTCATGATCGGGAAGTCGAACGTCTCGGCGACCATGAAGTGGATCGAGAAGAATCTTGAAGACGAAGTCACATCAATCGAAGATCTGATGAATGAGGTCGCTGAATACGCGAAGCAAGAAGCTCAGGAAATGTACGATGAAGCTGATTACGCTGGCGTTCATGACGTGGTCGTGAAGCACGAGAAGAATAAAAAAATTCATCGTCACACTGTAACTGCTTCCGGAGAAGCTCTTCCCTACATAGAGTTCGGTACGTCCAAAAAGGTCCCGCATCATTATTGGTTCTTCTCGGCAAAAGGACGGAACGTCACGACGAAGAGCGGACGACTCAAAAGCGGAGCCTATGTTATCAGACATAAGGTCGACAGAGACAATCCAATACCCTTCAAGGAAAAGGCCAGAAACTACAAAATTGGTCCGGATCGTCTAACGGGAGTTACTTCCGAAAATATCGTTCAAAAGCTTAAGGAATATAACGCCCAGCAGGCGAAAAAGGGGAAACCCTTGATATCTCCAAGGCAGCAGAAGATGTACGTCAACCAGGTAAGGCAAAACGCCTTGGTCGCGAAAGCCGTATACGACGACAACCCCAAATACAACACCATCCCGTTTGAAGATACGAATGCTGTTGTAACAAAGGGCAATAAGCCGCAGAAGATTATGTCTGAGGCTTATGAAAAGGCAATGGATAGGTTAGATCAGAGAATCGGAAGATTATGATAGACATCGAGAACAAAGTCATAACTTTAATAGATGCGGCATTCAAGGCTGAGCAGAAGACCGTTAAGGTATCATCTGCATTCTCGCCCGAACCTTCCGTATTCCCGTACTGCTATGTTGAACAGAGCAGTAATTCTACCTACCAGAACTCTCTTGACGAATCCTTAAAAGAGCACCACGCAAGGGTCGCTTTTTCCATCGTAATTTATTCTAACCTCGCCAACAAATCGAAGTCTGAAGCGAAAGCTCTGGCCCAGATTGTTGACGACGCAATGCAAAACATCAAGTTCACTCGTACCGACTACGACTTCTTCCAGGATGACCGAGATATATCCAGAATCATTCTGAGGTATTCCGCGATCGTCCGTGAAGGAATCAAGGTCGGCAACGATACAGTATATCAAATTTATCGCTAATCCCTTATAGGAGGAACAACAATGGCAATTGAACTTAGCACAGCCGGAATACTCCTTAAGTATATCGTGGGCGCTGCAGATACTCGTCCGACAACCGGTTACACAGTAATCAAGGGCGTCAAGAGCGTCGCAGAGATCAACCCCGAACCCAGTATGCTGGACGTAACAGATCTCTCTGAAACTGTTATGCACAGATATATTCCGGGCCTTAAGGATTTAGGTTCTGCTGTCGGAATCACAGTAAACGATTACGATGACTTCAGAACATCCTGGTCGGATCTGATGACTGCATACGCAGGCCGCACATCATCTCAGGCCCTCTGGATCGAGATCTATATTCCGGGTCTCACAAGCAACGGATCCTTCTACTTCACAGCTGTTCCGAGCGAGCTCGGTTTCAATGGCGCCGAAGTGGATTCCGTTCTGGAGAACGTGGCGTATCTCACAATCAACTCGCTTACAGGTTGGGCAACTCCAAGCACTTCTACGGTAAACCCTAACAGCGTTACAGTGGCTAAGAACGGCGGAACTGCTACTGTAACGGTAAGCCAGTATAGCGGTACATTATCCGCTACAAGCGCCGATACAACAAAGGCTACAGTATCCACATCGGGAGCAGTAGTCACAATTACAGGAGCCGCGGCAGGCAGCACGACTGTCACCATCAAGGTGAACAACACTGGCGTCGCAACGATTCCGGTAACAGTTACAGATTAAACAAAAGCGGGGAGGGGAAAGCCCTCCCCTGGGATTAAAGGAGGGACTTATGACCGATATGATCAACCCCATCGTACTTACTTACGATGATGGCAGAGAGTACACACTCGAATTCACAAGAGAAACTATTGAATACGCAGAACGCATGGGATTTACCCTGGACGACCTTAGCTCAAAGATGATGACAAGGATTCCGGAGCTTTTCCACTATGCGTTCAGAGCGCATCATCCTCAGCTCAGCAAAAAGAAGACAGACGAGATCCTGTTCAACGACCTTGGAGGCATGTCCGAAAAGCTT